ATCTACACGCAAGCCATTGGTCGTATCCAAGGATACACAGCTCCTTACGCCTTCATTATGGGTCGTCGCTGGAAATACACTTCAAAGAAAATTACAAATCACGGTTTTAGTTGTCTGGATAGACTAGGAAAAATTGATTACGATGTCAGCGATCGATCTTATATCAAAGAAACTAAAAATGCGATTAATTGGGTTAGGGATGTCAAAGAAAATGGTTCTTCGTGGTCAATTTCTCCACCATCTCGTCCAGAGTTGTATCCCAATATGTGTTTGGACTCTGGTAAATGGAACAGTGAGAAGGCAAAGATTGCTGAGTTGAACGGGGAAATCACAAATGTTTGGAACGTTGGTAGTAAACATCGCAATACCGCGATCAAAGCCGGTGTTACCAGTTGGAAAGACCCAGATTGCACTGCCGCGGTAATGAACATTGGCGGCAAACGTGGACCTGTGATTGATGAGATTTTGAAAATTAATCAACAAACAACTGACAAAATCCGTCCTGCAATTGTTCAGAACAACATCAATGGATGGAAAGAAAAATGCAATGAGGTTTATGTGGACTTTGAAACACTTTCAGACATCTTTAGCGGTTTTGGTGATCTTCCGCAACAGAAAAGTTCGGATATGATCTTCATGATTGGTGTTGGATTGGAAAAAGACGGAAAATGGGAGTATCACAGTTTTATCTGCAAAGCACCGACCATGGAGGAGGAGTACAGAATCATGGATGATTACATGAAATTTATGAGAGATTTGGATAACCCAAAAGCTCATTACTGGCACGCCGAGAAAAGCTTTTGGAAGAGAGCCGAGAACAGACAATTTGACTTGGCGTGCGCTGATAATAATGTAGACCGAAAAGACCATATCTCCGATGATTGGACAACACCGGAGTGGTGTGACATGTTACACATCTTCAAGTACGAACCAATTGTAATCAAAGGGTGCTTCAAGTTTGGATTAAAAGCCATTGCAAAATCAATGAAAGATCACGGGATGATTACAGCGTCTATTGACAGTAGTTGTAATTCTGGGATGATGGCGATGGTTAATGCGTGGGAGTGCTATCAATCGGCAAATGATCCAGCAAACACGGCAACAATGAAAGATATCTCAAGATACAATGAGTTTGATGTGAAAGTTCTATGGGAGATCATGGGATACTTACGTCAACATCATATGTAAATAAAAAATAAACCTTGAAAAATTATTATTACCAAATATTGGTAATAATACAATATATATCTTTAGAATTCACCCATACTTTTTGTTGGGTGTTCGGGATTGAATCTCGCTTTATGGAAATCCCAGTAATCTTCGCAACCAAATTTCCAACCTTCTGGTACAACAGGCGCTTTCCAGTAAAAGACACATTCCTGCCATGTATTCGTTTGCCCTGCTCCGTGAATATACAGTGCTGTGTAATCATTGGTTAGCTGATCCATAATTTCACAAAAAGTTTTAAAGTCTGGGATAATAGATGCATAATTCTTATATAACGACTCTCTGTTCTTTAGTAATGGCTCACGAAGAATAAAGATACCATCAACATTGGTACGAATAACCGGTTTAACATCCATTGCATATTGCAAAGATAGAATATACAAAAGTTTGTAGTGTCTTCCTTTTTTATATAAGGCATGTTGGAGGGGTTTATTAAAAATACGTGGGTCGTCCGTACAATCATCCAAAATTAGTACACACCAAGGATTTGGTAAATGTTTATGGGCAAGTTTCTGTCGTTTGATAACATCTTTAATTTTCTCTTCGTTGTATTCATTGAATACGAAAGTACTGGGCATAATGGCCTTGTATGCGTGATTTGTATCTTCTGAACCGCTCATTGCCACACCTACTGGGAATATGTGCTTTTTTGAATATAGCAGTGCTGTGATCAAGGTTGATTTACCTGTTCCGGGCTTCCCCACTACCACTAATTTACATCCGCCATTGTAACCTTTGTCGCGAAAACGACTGGTAATTGGTGCTATCATGTCTGGGTTAAGTTCCTGTATTTCAATATCATTTGTTGTTGGACTACTCATTTTAAGGTTAAGAATTGTTTTGTTTAAATACATTTAAGCTCTTTATTGCGCTATAACACAATAAAGATTTTTTGATAAACTAATTAATAATTAGTTGTGTTTCTTCTTCTTTTTTACCTGAAATGGTAATAAGAGCCGTAAGACCACATACTAATGCAATTGTTAATGAATAACTAAGTATAAGTGTCCACGATCTTACAACTTTACCATCAATATCTATTTTTTGAATCCAGAACGGCGAAGCTAAGTATAAAATACCAACTGATAATACCAGTACCGAACACATTGTTATTGGTATTAAGTGTTTGGAATTTGTTAAGTCTAACATTTATATGTAGAAAATATATTATTCGTAGTCTGAATCATCGTCGTCGTTAAAACCACGAGACTCAGCTTCAACCAATTCCTGAGACTTTACATAGATAGAGATTTTTCCAAGACTGCCAACACTTGAGCGAAACAACAAAGGCAAACTGTTATTTGCCGGAAAGATCTGCATAGTATTACTCAAACCTGCGAGCTTGGTAATACGGGATAGTTGATCTGTTGTAAACGTTGCGTAATATTCAGGTGTGTCATCGTCCTCATCGTCGTCGGAATCTTCATTCTCTCCAAATGTGACCTTGCGTTTTAGTATACCATCGGCGTCGGCAATAAACTCAATATGGAAGTTGCGGGCTCTTACATTGATGTTAACACTACCAATACTACTCAAGTCTTTGCACATCTTTTGAAACTCAGACGATGGTACAATTACAGGCTTTCCATAACCTTTAGGGGTATCAATATCCAAGTTCTGTATCTCTTGGATATTGATCCCTGACGTGGTAATACGTGTATTCTCTTTTGGTATTGTCTTGATACCAAGCTCGTTTGGTTTATCGGCGTCAATAAAAAGCTGCAATGAGTCTTTTTTCTTGATAGATTTAAGCATTCTGTGAAAATGGTTGAGGTTGAGTCCCATACAGAACTTCTCTTCGAACTTAAATTTGTAAAGGGAGAAATTTTCTCCCAATAAACTTAGATCAACAAGAGTTTTTCTTGGGTGATCAAACATTCTTAAAACTATTCCGTCGCTTGAGACCTCAAAACATCCGGTTTTAAGATTATTCGTGAGGAGTTCAGCTAACACTTTAATTTGGTAGGCTTCTCCTGTCTTACATTTGAATTTCATAGGCATTTTGAAAAATGGGTACAGCACCTTAAGCCGTAAATATTATTTTATTTATTATATAATAAATGACAGAATATTTTGATAATAATGTCGCGTACTTAGAAATCCAGGATTTCGATAAAAAGACAGGAGATCTTATAGCTTTAGGTATATCAAAAGGTATATCAGTGGTAATTATGGTGCAGTCTTCTCATTGCGGACACTGTATTGCAGCAAAACCTGCATTTCAATCATTTGCCAGAGCAAATAAAGGTAAAGTTTTTTGTGCTACTATTCAAGCAGATGGAGAGAGAGAAAGTGAGAGACAATTGGGGCAAATTCTTAATAATATTAAACCTTCATTTCGCGGATTTCCTGATTATTTAGGGTACAAGAATGGTAAAAAAGTTAATAAAGAAATAGGTGGTCGAGGTGTAAAAGATCTACAAGACTTTTCAAGACTCTAAAAAAATACTTATTTAATAAGTATTGCCAAATAACAAAATGATCCGCGTTAATAATAAATTAGACTTTGAAGTCTACACCTGGGAAACTACACCAGATATTATAAAAAGACTCGCTGCTAGAATGAACACATTACCTGGATATCTTTTTCTTGATAAACCAAGTCAAATGGGTATTAAAGACCTATTATTGAAAGGAGGTAGTATAAATATCGGGGATAAACTCCAGGAACTAATTAAAATGCCAATAAACGATTTTCACAAGTGGATAGACAAAGACGGAGAACTATATTTTCCATTAGATAAAAAACGACTTGATATTTACAGATATATAACAGAAATAACAGGTCATGTAGGTGATGTTCCAATGGCGACGGTATTTATCTCATTTAACAAAGAACTTGCAAATTTTAGTTCAACAGAAGAAGTTACTGCTGTACTTCATCTGCTAAACAACAGTCTTACAGGTCATTTTGTAGATGTTGTAAAGATATGGAATTACAGACTTCATATTAAGAAAATAATTAACAAGGCCATACAAACCAATCAAACAGATGTTATCGATATTGAAAAATTAATATCGGTTGAACCGAAGAAATACACAGCTTTTCAACGCGAAGCAGTATCTCTTCATTTGGAGTGGGATTTTTCAAATCTTACAATACTTGAGGTATTTGACCTAATAGTACTTACACCACACATACCCTTTGCGTGTTCAAACAACATATACAAGATCTTAAGAGACTCTACCCCGGATCCTAACTGGGAAATGAAGGACGATGTTATATACTTTAAAATGTTAGTTGGTGATACAGATAATTATATCGATATAGTTATGGAAATGACTGGAGACCCTGGACAAGAAATAGGTAGCATGTATACAGACCCTCTTCCTTATGGGAAAGGACTAACAGAGGAAATATTTTTAGACAATTTACAGAGAATTTTTCCGTCTATTACTCTGGTACAAAAAAGTATTGATATAGTTAAGGAAAAGGGGCGATTTTTTTACTTTCTTGGTGATAAGCCTCTTGATCGTTATATTATGAGTGACTTGGTGATGAACGATCCGTTATACAACAGGTATATAGCATTTGATGAGTCTTCAGCCGCAAGTAAAGGAAAAAGATGGAGTTTGTATTTACATTTCTTTGGAGAAAAAGGAAGAAATATCGTTAACGCTAATATCACTGTGTATTGTGTCAGAGAAAAGGACGATGCTCATAAAATATATAAATACCCAATAGGTTCATTCTATCTAAGTGTTTTAATAAGTGATGTAAACAGTCAACAAAATATTAATAATTTTACCACAATATTCGGCAAGCTTCTTAAACTGTATTATTCCAAGGCACCGGCCATTGAATCTTACTATCAAAATTTATTGGGTGCTGATAAATTCCCAGAAGAGTTCAAGGAAAGAGCTGCAATTATCCCTGGTAAGAAAACTAGGAAAACTTTGGCACATCAGGCCCCGAAGTTATTTGTAACAAATTATCCAACAAAGTGCCCTCACCCCCCTCGTATTATTTCCGAACAAGAAAAGGTTATAGTTGAAACTAAAGGGTATGATGTAATGAGATATCCAAAAACAGCCAATGAGGAAATTCAACAGAGATGGTTTGTATGTGATTCTCACAAGAAGCACCGTTATCCAGGTCTGAAAAAGAATGATCTATCTAACAGATCTACTGTGCCGTATCTTCCTTGTTGTATGCAGCGTAAACAGGATAAAGGTGTTAATAATTATTATGATCATTATTTCTACGACCAACCTCTTATAAAAAGAGTTGGTGGTAATCAAGGAGGTCTTATATCAAGACCTATATTTATTAATCCACCAGCGGCTGGTGGATCACTTCCAACAGACTTAGATGAAATGTTAAACTTAATTAATAAGAATGAACAAATTTTTTTAAGAGCAGGTGTCTCCGACTCAAAATCTTCTTTTTTGCATTGTGTTATAGAAAGTTTATCGGAGAATGGAGATGAAGATTTAAATGAAATACTTTCAGATGAAAGTGACCATATTACCCGTATTAGATCTGAATTAGACTCTCTCAGAAAAGAAAAGAAAAAGAAAAAGAAAAAAATAGATGCAAAAACCGCAGAGCTTTGGGAAGAGAAAAATAAATATTTAGTAATTGTAATGAATAACTTGAGAAATGAAATGGCAACCCCAGAAATGGCGGAGAGTTGCAAGCAAGAAATGTACAACTATTCGACAGACGAGATAATAGAAGCAATAAGGGACCCAAATGTTTACTTAGATCCGCGACATTTTGTGAACATGATAGAAAGAAAGTACAACTGTAATATAATTGTATTGAGTCGTGTAAAATACAATCAAGCCGGTGAACCAGTACCAAGTCTCGTAACTACTATGAGTTTACCTAAACATACTCAATCTTACTATAAGATGAAACGTGAAACCACCACGATTGTTTTATATGAACATATGGGTGGTAGTACAGATCATCAGACTTATCCGCGATGCGAGATTATAGGTAAATTGAATAGCGATGGAAAAGATTACTATTCTTACCCATCTGGGACAATAATTGCTAAAAATCTTGGAGATATATACGACAAGCTTTTTGAATCGTATAGACTGAATTGTCCGGTAAATCTCTCAACTCTTTCAAAGATTTTTCTCATAAATAAAGGTATTAGCCCACTATCACAGAGTATTGATTCTTACGGTAAATGTCGTTCCATAACATTTACATACAAAGGCAAAAAAGGTATATTTCTCACATCTCCGATGCAACCCATGATACTTAAACAAAGTGACGGGATTATGTATCGTTTACCTTTACATCTCGTAATTGAACTTATGAATTCTCTAAATGTAACTCCCGTAAAAGAGACGGTTACGGATTATTATACCAGCGCTTTTACAGTTATATTAGAGGGGGTTAATATATCTATACCTTTTATACAAGATGAGAAAATGAAAAGATCTAACCTGGAAACTGTGAGTTTCAATGATCTGAAAGAAATGTCACTAGAAATGTGTTTACAACCTCGTCACAACAAGGAAAAAATGATAGACGATATAGTTGCAGAGATGAGAGAATATGAGAGTTATAAAAAAGACAAAATAGATCACACAATACCTGGTAGATTTGCAGTAGAGGAAGATATTACAATGACCGAGAATCAACCATCTATTTTAGATACATATATAAATGACAAGAGAATAGCTCGATATTTAACAGACTATATAAGATGGTATTACTCTTCTTTTTTGTTTTCCAAAGGACTCACTCATACCGATGACAATCTAAGTTTATTTATTGGTGAGAAAACGGAAATAGATCCGGGATTTCAGTACGGACATATTTCTAAGATTTTTTCAGAAGATGATGGGGTGTCAAAAAATAATAATTTGTGTCTAAAATCAGAGGAAACTTTAAAAAGACTTTTATATACATTGGAAATATTTATCTCTAGATATTCACACGAGTTTGAACAGTATAGATTAAGGAGATCAATATCTAACTATTACTTGGGTGTTGGAGATTTTACCAAATACAGAACACAGGTTATACTTCAAGGAGACGGAGCAATTATTAAATGGATTAATGAAAGGCAAAAAGATTACAGTATTTACAAAGGTATTATACCTGCTAAAGGTTTATCACCTTATTTTGTAAAGAATTCCTTAATAGAAGACGGTAATATTTGTTTATTACAGGGAGCAAGTAGTTTGTCATCTTCTCTGAATATATCAGATACATGGAACAAGTTAAATATGAATGACTCGAATGTTATTAACGAAAACGAGGAGACTAAAATTGGAGACAAAGAGTATAATATATACTCGTACCAAAGTCCGTCGGAAATCAAAGAATACTCTTGTGACAAAAAGGGTTATATTCCTGGTGGAAAAGATTCAAATAACACGAATTTAGTAGGTTACAGACAAGATGACGAAGTAAAGTTTTTAAGTGTTCTTTCGTTGGAAAAATGTGTTGTATAAAAATTCTTCTTAATATAAATTTTACAAATAAATTATTTATTTGTAATTCTCGTTTCAACATTTCCTCCTCCCTCCTTTCCGGAAAGGATGAGATTTTAGAAACGATTCTAAAGGGGTACGTATTTAAAATAAAACAAAAAAGGATGTCAACAATCAAAAACAAAAAGAGATATGAGAAGAAAAAACCACTCGAGCACATTTTACTAAGACCCGACATGTATGTTGGGTCAACTCGTCAACGATCAATCGACGAGTATGTGGCCGAGAAAAAGAAGGATGGGACATACAAAATTGTGTGGAAAACTATTAAATCATCACCAGCTATCCTTAGAATATTTATTGAGGCGTTATCGAATGCTATCGATAACGTCGAGAGAAGTCGTAAGACCAAGTACCCTTGTACTAAAATTAAAGTAACTATAGATGAAAAGACAGGGGAAACTTCGGTCTGGAATGATGGAGATGTTGTACCGATTGAAATGCACGAGGAAGAAGGTTGTTACAATCACTCAATGATATTTGGTCAACTTCTCACAGGTTCCAGTTATGATGATGAAGAGGAACGTATGATTGCCGGTCGCAATGGACTTGGTATTAAACTTAATAATATCTTTTCCACGCGTTTCACAGTAACAGGATGTGATCCAGAAAACAAAAAGTCGTTCGAACAGACTTGGACTAAAAATATGAGAGAAACTACCACACCAAAGATCAAGTCATCGAAGGCAAAAAAGGGTTTTACTCATATCACATGGACACCGGATTTTGCCCGCTTTGGTCTCAAGAAATACACTAAAGATATTGTACAACTTTATACTCGTCACGTATTGGATGCTGCAATGTTAGCAAAAGTTAGTATGTATCTGAACGGTGAGTTAATCCCAATCAAGAATTTATCACAATATTCTTTGTTGTACGACTCACCAACAGAAGAAAAGTTACTGATTAAAAGTAAACAGGCCGATGTTCTTATAACACCAGCATCCGAATGGCAAGTTGTGTCTTTTGTTAACGGTGTTTATACTCGTCTTGGAGGTCAGCACGTTGATCCATGGGTTGAAGCCATACTTCGCCCTATTGTGGACAAATTCAACGGTAAGGGAAAAAAGTCTAAGAAAGGACCTAAAATTAATATTGCAGATGTAAGACAATTCTTTCGGATATTTGTGGTTGCCAGTGTTGTAAGACCAGAATTCGATGGTCAGGACAAGAATAAACTGGAATCACCAACTGTTACCACAGCAGTCAAGAGAACACACATCGCTGCCATTTCTAAATGGTCTGTCATGGAACGCATTGAAGACATTATTCGTGCCAAAGAGATGATTGTGTTGAAAAAAGCAGAACGTAAAAAGAAGAATGTGAGAATTGATGGATTAGATCCAGCCAATAATGCTGGTGGTAAACATGCTGGTGATTGTTCGCTCTTTATATGTGAGGGATTGTCGGCAAAAACTTACGTTGTCGCTGGTATTGAAACTGGTGTATATGGTAAAGCTGGTCGTGATTGGTTTGGAGTGTTACCTGTAACCGGTAAAGTTCTTAATGTTCGTAATGCAACACCAACTTCTATCGCAGCCAACAAAGTCATCGTATCAATGATTCAGACTTTGGGTCTCAGTCATGGTTTGGATTACACTTTACAGAAGAATTTCAAGACTTTGAGGTATGGAAGGGTTATTGTGGTGGCCGATGCTGATGTTGATGGGATACATATCGAGGGTCTGATCATGAATCTAATTCACAGTCTGTTTCCAACCCTTCTTAGCAGAAAAGTTCCATATATTGTCAGTATGAAAACACCAATCGCTCGAGTTTTCAAAGGCAGAGGAAAAGATCTGTTATTTTACGATGAAAGACGATTCAACAGCTACTTGAGTAAGGAAACAAAGAAAGTCAATGCCAAGTATTACAAGGGTTTGGGAACAACAAGAGAGGAAGATGTCCCAGATACGTTTGGACTCAAGATGGTAGAGTTTGAAAACGATGAACAGGCTTCTGCTAACATGAACAAAGTTTTTCACAAGAAGTATGCAGATGCTCGTAAAGAGTGGCTTGGTGGTTACGCACCAGAAAATTATGAGTTCTCTCTTGACGACCAAGACAAGAAATGCACAATGTCCATCTCCAACTTTCTTAACGGGGAAATGATAAAGTTCTCACATGCAGATTGTGCTCGTAGTATTCCCAACGGTATTGATGGTCTGAAGGAATCACAGAGAAAGATTCTGTATGCTGTACGAAAGAGAAAATTAAACTTTAAAGGTAAATCATTGAAGGTTGCTCAACTCAGTGGATATACGGCTGAACACTCCAACTATCATCATGGTGAACAGAATTTACAGGATACAATTGTGAATATGGCCAGTGGATTTCCAGGAACTAACAACATCCCACTACTTTATCCAGATGGTGGCTTCGGGACGCGCTTAGAGGGTGGTAAGGACGCGGCAAGTGCCAGATATATTTTCACAAAGAAAGAATCACTCACAGATCTCATTTTTCGCGTGGAGGATGATCCTATATTGACACTTGTGAATGATGATGGTGATCTGGTACAACCACAACATTACATCCCGATTGTACCAATGATTCTTATCAATGGATGTTCCGCTGGTATTGGAACCGGTTGGTCGTGTACTATGCCTTGTTTCAATCCTTTGGACATTATTGCAGCATTGAGAGTGTGGATTGAGAACGACGGTGAAGTGTTGATAGAAGATCCTGACACGAATGAAAAGTGTTCTATTCTACCAGAGCTTGTTCCGTGGTATCGTGGTTTCAAAGGAGAAATTAAGGCTTCCGGTGAAAATAGATTCATAACAGAAGGAATTATCACAAGAGGTCCAAAAGCAAACACTGTTGAAATCACAGAACTACCGGTTGGTATGTGGACCAACAAGTTCAAGGAGACTTGCGAAGACATGGTTGTGGATAAAAAACTCAAAGCTTTGAAGAATTATTCTGGTACACAAAACATCCACTTTGTCATTACAGAATCACCGGATGGTCTGAGATGTAACAAGGCTAATTTGAAATTACATTCTTATCTTTACACTTCTAACATGGTTTTGTTCAATGAGAAAGATCAACTCAAAAAGTATACAACTGTCACAGAGGTCATTGACAACTTTTGCACAGTTCGTCTTGCTCATTACGACTTGAGAAAGAAACATCAGATAAAGTCACTTGAACAGCAACTTCGCTTTCTCGGTAACAAAGAGAGATTTATTGGTGAGGTTATCAGTAAGGAGATTTTGGTCATGGAACAGGAAGAGTCTGTCATCATAGAAGAGTTGGAAGAAAAGGGATACGATATGGATCCGGTTGAAAAGAGTTACAATTATTTACTCAGATTACCAATTCGTACCTTTACTGCTGATAAGGTGAGAGCGTTGAAGAAAGACATTGCAGGACTTGAGAAACAGCTAAGTGCATTGAGAACAACAAAAATTGAGACAATGTGGAAGAGAGAACTGAAAGAGCTTGAAACGGAGTACAATAAATGGTTGAAAGTAATGGAGTCTCGTGTACCAAAAAAGAGAAAAGCTAAAGCCAAGAAGTAGGTGAATTATATATTTATTTTATTTAGAAAAAACTAAATAAAATACTTTCCGAGATTAAACCCAATATGTTGCCCAATTAGATACTATTGGTGCGATTATCAAGGATGAATACTGTTCTAAAATCGCTCTGCTTTGGTCAAACATACCTTGGATAGATGATTGAGAAACACCACTAATATCCAAACTATTTAAATTTTTGTTAAATACAGAGTTATTATAAAATAATCCATCCATGTCTGTCACTTTACTAGTATTCCAACCAGTAATATCATGGTTAAATGACGACTGTGCAAACAATAATTGCATATTTATTAAACTACCTGTATTCCAACCACTAATATCTTGGTTAAATAATTCTGCTTTATAAAACAAAGAGTCCATAGTTGTTACATTACTAGTATCCCAACTACTAATATCTTGATTAAATACTAATGCTTTATAAAACATATTACTCATATTTGTTACACTACTAGTATCCCACTCATTAAGCGGTTGATTATACTTATTACCACCTGGTACATCTTCACCTGAAAACATATTACTCATGTTTGTAACTTTACTAGTATCCCACCCATTAAGTGGTTGATTAAATAATTCTGCTTTATAAAACATATTACTCATATTTGTTACACTACTAGTATCCCACTCATTAAGCGGTTGATTAAATACTAATGCTTTACTAAACATATTACTCATGTTTGTCACTTTACTAGTATCCCACCCACTAATATCTTCGTTAAATGTACTTGAATCAAAAAACAAAGAACTCATATCAGTAACGTTTGATGTATCCCACAATCCAATCGGATCATCCCCTATCAATCCCGTTCCACCAGCAACAAAATCTGCTACCCTCGCACGAAAATCATTATTAATTATAGTTTGTAATCTTGTAATTTCTGTGGTATGTGTTGCATTGAGTGCGTTAATTTCTGTGGTATGTGTTGCATTGAGTGCGTTAATTTCTACACTACTAGTGTTTGATGTGTTATCAGAAGTATTATATATTCTAAAATCACGAGAGGACATTTTTATTTATACTAAATAAAAATAAAAATTAATTACGAATTACCATTTTACTCCACATAAGACCTCCGATAACACCAACAACCGCTCCAACTGCGTGACCCATCAACGAAGCCTTTGGATTCTGAATAGTGGGTCCGGCTATCATTGCTATCAAAGACGAAACCAAGACCCAATCTAAATCTTGAGTCGTTGCCATTTCCCATGCTGTTACGCCAAACAATATACCTGAAAATCCTATACTACATGGTAAATCTTTGAACATTTTATGCATTAGAGACTCGGCTAATGTATTAAACACTAAAAGAAACACTATTAACCCTGTAAACTGCTTACCACCCATTGACAACTCGACTCTTGACAGAGCGTAAAGAGCGTAAATATTAGATATAAGGTGGTATACGTCAACGTGTACGAAATTACCATAGAATATAGTCATAACATCTTTCCCACATGGAATCTCCTTTATAGCTGTTGTTGCATACAGAGAGAAAATTACAACAATTGAAACAGCTATCATTACGGATACCGGAACTTGTTTGAAATTAACTTTTTTGTCCATTTCTATTCTATAAATATTTTCTAAACATAAATAAAGATGTCAAACACTCAAGATAAAGACATTAAAGAAGAATTCTGCGGAGCATGCCTTGCTATTCCGGTAGCTTTAGCTGGTGCTAGCGCGGCTGGTTATGGTTCTAAAAAAGGTTCTCATAAGACTCTAAAGAAATTTGCTCTCATTGGAGGAATATCAGTAACAGTGATAGCTTTAGGAATAGCTATATATTATATATGTCGTTGTAAAGAATGCAATGAGTAAGATTTTTTAGAGTAAATTATATGTACGATCATTCACCCTTTCAATAATTTCACTAGTTGATATACCACCAGTATACTCCATTCTTTGAAAGATTCCCATATTTTTTGCGGCCTTGTAAAATCGTGAGTAATATGCGTCTTCGTCTTCACTATGAGCATGTAAGACTTTGATTATATCTTGTTCAAGATATAATTCCTGTGTTTCCACAAGAGGAGCATCGACCAGAATAGCCACAAAAATACCACGCTGACCAAGCATTTCAAAAATCTCAATTATAGACGTCGATCTTTCATTCATTGTTAGAATAGGTTGGCGCTTATAATTTGTACAATCTTTGTCATTGTGCACGCCTATCAATAAACGTATATTTCCTTCCGTTGATTTTTTCAGGTCAAACGCTATCTCTTCGCATTTTTTTAGAAGTCTGATATGTCCATAATGGAACATGTCAAAAACACCGGATACATATACAGTTTTCATTTAATTTAAGTAAATTAAATGAAAAAAACTTATTTTTCTTTGTAAGATTATTCTTAATTGCCTTTTGTCTCCCCAGTCGATGGGACAACAACGACATCTTCGACAGTTGTCTCTGGTATAACGATGCTATCATCATCGATACCTGGGAGCATAACATCCTCAACCAAGAATTTCAAAAAGTTATCGCTTGATTTGGCCTTACTCATGTCTAAACCAACGTCTGCTCTAGCTTTTATGTACTTTTCAAGGTACTTATCTTGGAACTCGGGATTGCTTGCGTCCATCTTGACTAAAGTTTCTCTTGTTGCAATGATAATACCTTTAACTTCTGCCATTTTCTTGATATGTTCCAAGTATGTCCAAGAAAGTTGTGCTTTCTTGACTTTTAATGTGATATAATTATCGTAAGGATCAACATCTTCCGGTTTCTGGCGAGACTCGGCAAGAAGGATTTCCTCTCTCTCCTTGATGTCATCCATGTCTTTTTTATCTTTTCCTTTCTTGTTCTTGATTGAAGCAGAAACAGATTTAGCCATATCTTTTCTAATTTCAATCTCGTCTGTGTCAGCCGAATATTTAGAACTGTCTGTGACCGGAAATGGTCTACCAACATATGTGTGATAAATTTGATGATACGAATCAATTGTTCTGATAATTGCCTCAGCTCTTTGTTTAGCCTCGAGTTCACTAGCATAATTACCACGAAGTTTTGCGAAACCAAATACCCCATTCTCATTTGGTGTAGCACCCTTTGCAGGTGTGAATGATAATAAACCAACAGCTTGCAAAGCGATTGGTGGATCTGCGTAAGTGCGATCAACTCTTGGGAATTTGGATGTAAAATCGTTATTATCAAGGCTTTCAACTGCTAATACTACTTCTTCCTCTGAAAGAGTTGGCGCTCCTTGTTCTGGACGCCATTGTACGGTTCGATCTCGATCTTGTGGCGCAGTAAGAGAGTGTTCTTTTTCCCATTCTGGGTGTTCTTTTTGTTTTGTTGACATTTTAATTTCCCCTATTACGTCTTTAAACTATTGTAAGTCATCCCCACTATGACAATAATCATCTATTAGAGGAGTTGAAGGGTCATGTATACCACAATCTGTTAGCTCGACTAATAATTCCTCAAATATTGCGTTGAACTCAGGTGTGTGACCTACTGAGTCACACAGAACATGTGCTAATTCATGAGCTAAAACATATTTAAGCATGCCAATTGGGTAATATTCATTATTTTCATCCTTCAAACACAGATAAACTCTTTCCTTGTTGAGCGTGTAACTTTTATCCCCTCTGTAAAGACTGATATCTTTCATTATATCTTTGTTATTAAGTTTTTTAAGTTTTCCGTTCCATTGTTTTTTGTCCTTAAAAAATTTAGTAAAAATTTCTTTGAGTTCAAGTAGTATTGGATCACTGCTGAGATTGTAATCCTCTATTTGAGAGTATACAGAATAAGCAATTACAGAGGCAAATATAGCAAAAATAATTAGAAAAGGTACATTAATATTCCATCCGGTGTTTACCATTTAATGTTAATAACTATTTTTGAAACATATTAAGTTTTTTAACAAAGGCTAAATAACTTAAAGATAGAAAGCTTTCAAATAAACAAAATGCCTAGTAACACAGCAATACAAAAAACTTTATCGACAAAATCGACAAAGACAAAATCCATTAAAAAAGGATCACGTAAAAAGAAAACTAAAGTGATAGTTGAGGATATTATTGATGAGGATATTATTGAGGAAGAAGAGGTCGAAGATGAGGTCGATGAAGATGAGGTCGAGGAAGAAGTCGAGGAAGAAGTCGAAGATGAGATTGTGGTTAAGAAGAAAAGACGAACCCCAACTCGTGAAACAGTATTAACCAGTTTTGACGACATCATTTCAAGCATTGAGAAAGAGATTCAAACTCTTAGAGAGGGTCCTGCCAAGATTAAAGGGGTTAAATTTCTTCGATCTCTTAATAAGAATCTCAAGATTGTTCGTGCCAAATCTGCAAGAGTTATGAAAACCAAGAAGAAAACAACGAGAGCCAACAACGCAAATTCTGGGTTTAAGAAACCGGTGGCTATTTCAAAAGATTTGGCTAAATTTGCTGGTTGGGATCCTAAAGATCTCAGATCACGAGTGGATGTTACAAAGTACATTTGTAATTACATCAACACACACGATCTCCAGAAACCAGAGGATCGTCGTATTATCTTACCGGATAAAAAATTACAGAAACTTCTTGGCTTTAGTCCAGGTCCAGACACGGAGCCATTGAGATACTACAGTCTTCAGACTTATCTCAAAACTCATTTCCCCAAAAAGGAGTAAAGTGTTTATTGAGAACTTCTATTACTTAATCAAGTAATAGAAAAAAATGGACTTAACAGGTTGATTGATTATCGGGGCATTGATCCCATACTGAGCCTGAATGACAGCAATCACCATCATTCCAATAATGTTCCGACCACCCCCCACCAGTGGTACATTTACCACTACCGTTATCACTGCGTCCTCCGTCTCTTGGTTTACATGTAGATCCATCACAATAATGATTAGATGAACAATCACTGTCACATTTACAACCACATACTCCATCTGAACACGTACCACTACAGCATCCAAAGTTTCCGCTACCCTCCATACATGTATCCTCTCTGAAATCGTATAATCCATCATAGTCGTCTCCATCTGGCATACAAACACCGCATTTATTTAAATTATCATTACCAATGGTATCAACAGATTGTTGCTGCCATCTACCAGTAACACCTTTAATACTAGCATCACCCCATGTTTCAGCTGATGATGGGCTTCCGTCAGGTCCAAGACACGTACATACACTTTGATTATCATCATTAAATTTACAATCGGCTAATACATAATCAGTATCCCGCCACGTGATCGAACCGGCACATTTTGGACAATTAGGTACTTTCTTTACACATTTTAAATCGATATCCGGATTAATACCATATGATCCAGGTGGTGACTTACTTGAAGCACCACCTGGGTTATAATGATCACCATCACAATGTTGACAAAGTACTCCTCCCCAACCATCAGCACACTTGCATTCACCATCTTTATTCACTGTACCATTTCCATTACATATACATGCATTTTGTTGTGTACCAATAGTTGATTGTGGACTCCCACAATCATCACCACCCGAAGGTTTACAACCATAATATGCCTTATCGTTGGTACAATTTGAAGCGGCATTATGGTCTTTGACATTTTTAAGATTAACCTTAGGTTTAGTAGTAACATTAGATGTTGTGGATAATATTATAATTAACGCCAAACTTACAAAAGAAACTATAAAAATTTGTTTCTTATTCATTTTATGTATAAGAAACAAAAAAAATAATATACTTATTACTTTTATATTT